ACTCATATGTATATTTAGATATATTGAGAACATATTCTGGCTTGCCAAGCACCTGTGATCCGTCCCTAACATCAACAGCCAAGGGATTGAGGAAATCGTACATCCAAGGTATCTCCCTGCTCTTAACCTTGAGGTCCGCTATCCTGATATCTGCCCCGCCAGCCCTCTTTAGTTCTTTTTCCCGCTGTTTGTTGAGCTTAGCCGTTCGCCTTTTAACCACCACATTACCACAACGATACAGATAGTTTAAAAATCTTTCTGACCTGTCCATGCCGCCAATCTGGGTAAACCATTTTCTGTAGAATTTTTCAATTGTCCTATTAGGATGCACCAATACCAACCCCTGCGAAGCAAAGTCACCCATCAAATCAATAACATTGCGAACAATACCCACTTTGTCGTATGCCTGCATACACTGCTTCATGGCCTTTTTTTGTTGGGAGGAAACAGATTCTCCCGGCCTAAAGTTATCATAATCCTGTCGCAAAAAACTTGTACGCACAGACCTATTGGATTCAATATCTATAAAGCTAGATCTTCTACCATAGGCAGCGGCTTTTTGTATACCATCATAAGCGTCCAGCGTGTCTGATGTTTCGGCATACGCTTGTTGTTTTTGAGAGTCACTCTCCCATGTTCTATATAGAGAAGGATCAGACATTTATATTGTTCTCCAATCAATAGTATTAACGATAGTATCACTAATCATACTATACACAAATTAATAAACATCCTGTATCTTTTCCGAAAACCAGCTGGGACCATGATACAGCTTTTCATTGTTAAATTTCTCGGACGCATCCGGGCGAGCAAATCCCCCAATCGCACCATGCTCCACAACGCTTTTTTCTATTGCTAACATCCTAGCGGACATATTTGCCATTAGTAATGAGGAATAGCGATCTTTTCTTAATCTACTTTTTCTACCGACCCCCGTTTTTATTTCTGGAGTGTCCCATCTCTCTCGGCCCGTCGATGTTTGGGTCATAACTATCATGGATAGCTCGTCTTTAAGTTCCTCTATTTCCATAATGCAATCTTCCAGCGTATCGTATTTCCGACCAGAGGCTTTGTCTTCCTCTAAAGACAATCCTAAGCTCACAGAATCAAAAAACGGAAACAATAACACCCTGTCCTCAAAATCTTTTCTCAGTCCGTGATTGGCTTCAGCAAGCCAATCGGCTCTGGCAAACTGACACAATCTCAGTATATGGAGACCCGCCTGATCATCCGTGTCTTTTGGTTTATCTTCTATGACTGGCCATATCGCAATCTCCCCCTCTGGTATCTTGTCTCTATCGTGCAACGCCTCCATGACCGCGATGCCACCCCCCTGCGCGTCAAGAGCGATCTCTAAGCAGGGAAATACCCCCATGAGTTGTCTAATTTTTTTGGCACAGTAGGAATAAAAATCGTCTTCGTCTACAATCTTAGATCGAAGCTTGTCCTTGTGTTGCTGTCGGTTCGTGGTCCAAGTGTGGACTATCCTCCTGTGATCTGGGTTAGCCTCTAACACAACTATACTGAAGTTATCTACTTCGGAAGCGGGATCAACCCCAAAAACATACTTCTTGCTTGGATCTCCACGTAACATAGATTCAAAAAATACATCACCAGAGGGCAGCACAATGGGTTCAGACTGCGAGGTGGTACAGGACTCCAATAAGCTACGCTTGAAAAAGCCCTGACTGTCGGTAGTAAAACAAGAACCATATTCCATATTGTATATACCGGAATGGATGGTGGCCTTAGCTCGGGCCACCTGTCCCTCATCCATGAAGCCATCAGGCAACATGTCTACAGGCATCCTGATTATCGAATACTCCCTCCAATCAAATTCACTAGGAGGCTTTTCCCCAAAGACTTCCGCAAGCTTGGTGGGATTGCCCCGACTATTAATAATTTTTTTGTATCGCTTCCAGTAGTCCGCAAAATGATTGAAATCGTAATAAGCGGTTCCAGACAATATAATTTGGTTAGATTTATGCGCCATGGGGTTATCTTCATTATGAAGCTCAACGCCCAATTCTTTAGCTCGCTTGTTTTTTGCCCTAGCCTTAACCTTTTCTATAGGAGATGCCGCCACAGCAGCAAAACCCGCAACTACATTTTCAAAAATATCTCGTGGAATAGACGCAAACTCGTCCGCGATGATATCATTTGCTCTCTGGCCACGAATTTTACTTCCATCGCCCAGAGGGAGACAGGTGATGGTGCTATCCCCAATATGCATAACGCAGCGATCCACATCTCGACGTGGCCCACTATTGGTCCCACATAAATCCCGAAGAACCGGAGCGTTCTTCCAGATGGTGTCCATGTACTCAAACAGAACCTTAGATTGCCGAAAAGCCGCACCCACAACAATAATCTTACGTCGTGGCATAAACAGGGCTCTTAAAAGAGGATATACCGACAACATGAACGATTTGCCCATACCACGACTACCGATCAACATAGGAAATTTTCTATTCCATAGCTCATAAAGAAGAAGCGATTGAAATGGAGATAGTTCTATGTTTAGAATATGCTTACAGGCAAAAGAAAAATACTCAGGCCGCATCATCAACCAAGCTATTCTTTCTAGAAGCTGATCCTTATTGGCTCCGTCCATGACAAAGTCCATAGGGTTGAATAATTGAGATTCATCAACCTCTATCCCAAGCCAAGCGTCCTCTATTTTGTTGACATTATCAATCATTTTTGGTTGTTAATTATTACAGGTTTCTCTATAAGAGTTGGAAATTTAATAGAATCTTTACTAAAATTCTTTTTATCTTCACTTTCTTTGGACTTTGCTCCCTCAACAGGAAGTTTTATAATCTCTGACAGGGATGGAACTTCTTTGTCTTCGTCAATCGCCCATACTATTTCTTGTTCCGCTGCCCACTCTCTCATTCGTCGTACAGGAACTACCAAGTTAAATGTCTCACCCGCCCCACGAACCAGCATCCCCATATATTGTCCAGCCTTGTCGCCAGATCGCTCAGAGAGAAACACACCGCCCCCACTACTGCCCGGAAATGCCGTCACAGTAGTTTGGTCAAACACGGTGCCGTCCCCTGTGCCGAGGCTGAGAACCCTTCCTACTTGAGAAACAATACCACGGGTCATGGAGTTGGAACCTTGCTGTCCCAGCAATGAACCCACATGATATAATTCAGTACCAATAGCAACAGGCTTTCCATCGCCATTATAGAAAGTAGCATTGTTGTCAATAAAACTACGTTTCCTGACCATTAGCAATGCCAAGTCTTCACCATCATCGGCATCACTATATTTAATAACTTTGGCATCCATTTTTAGTTCGCCAACACGCCGCCCATTTTCTATTAACTCTTTGACAATTTGGGCGTCTTTGAATTCCACTATTTTTCTGGGTTGGCCGTCTACTATAACACTCCTAACTGATCGGAGATTATCTATTACATGGCCAGCGGTCCAAACAAAATTAATCTTCTCTATCTTGTTTCCTTCTGTTTTTACTTCTCTAGTAATAATAACTCCAGAGCCTTCACTGAGTCCAGATTTAACAGTGACGGAAATCTCCTGAAGTTTCTTATAGAGTTCTTCTCCTGCAAAAGCCTGCGTGGCAAACGCAAAAACCATTAGAAAAGCTAATGTTATTTTCTTAAACATGTTATCTTCCTTTTTGTGTGTTGTATGTTTTGAAGAAATGTAGTCCTATTATCAAGATTCCTTTCCGAATATCATGCTCTTGGCCTTCGCATTTCTCGGATCATCAAAGAAGCCAACCAAAGATGTGGCTAAACGTGATACGATTTTTTCCTCTCCCTCATTACTTAAATATAATAGATGCCACGAGGCATGTAATATCTCGTGTAACAATGTGTCTCTTATCACAGAACCGGCAACACCACAATAGATTCTAATTTTTTTTTGGTCGTTACAGCAGTCCCCATATGCTTCTCGCTCTTTAAACAGTCTTTCAGACATAGCCTCTATGATGTATTCATGACCTAGTACATAAACGTTAGAAGGTAGTATCTTGGCTTGGGCCATCTTTATCCCTCATGTGAAACAACTCATTTAAACGCTTGAAAATACTATCGCACACCAGAAAGGCGTTACCCTTGTTGCCACAAAATATGATCTTTGTATCGTACCATATCTGAAACTCCATAAGGCACTTTAGCAAATATTTGCCAGTAATTCGCACGCTCGACCTTGCTTGTCGCGGCACCCTTGATCCCTCTGGAAATTTTAGGACATCCTCCATGCTAAATTCACACACAATGAACGAAAACTCATAATCTCTCATTCGCTCTATTTCAGCCTGAAAAGCCTTTTTCTTCCTGCCTAAATTCATGGCTATTTCGGAAGCACAGGCCTTACGCTCTACGCATACTACATCTTCGAACCCCTTAATGGTGTAATCGCCGGTATGCAAGGTCCCTACTTCCATACCCGCACACCGATTATATTCAGAAAAAAACCATCCGTCTTTTTCTCTCGTGTCTTTGATTACAGTATACTTTTTTGACATTGGTTTTTGTCAAGTGCCGTTGGGATAATGGGGCTCATGCGGAGCCGCTGGTACAGGTGCTGGCTTTGCCGCTGGCGCTGGTTTTGCCTTGGGCTCCGGAGCCGAAACCGCTTTACGACTTTTTTTTGTTTTATCAGGCTTGCTCATGATTGGTCTTTCTTTTCTCGGGGTTTTGGATATTTGTTTTATTAATAGCCCTTGTTGGGGGGCGCGGGAGTCGGCTCAGGGGCCGGTTCGGGAGCCGCTTCGGGAGCCGCTTCAGGGACTGCTTCAGGAGCCGGAGCCGTGTCGTCTTCAGGCTTGTCTTTAAAAAATTTTGACATTTACTTATTCCTTTTTAATAGGGCCACAAGATAGGTAATATAGTGATTTTCTTTGCCTGTGATGCTGTCATGGCAAACCTTGCATAAGGTTATACCGTTGTCAATATCGTATCTCAGGGAAGCCGCAGAAGACCATTTCATTATATGATGAACCGCCAATCTGGCGCGCTTCCCCCTCTTTTTACACATTTGACAGGTAAACTTGTCTCTTTTAAGGACCTCGGTCCTAAATCGCTTGTAGGCCGGATCTTTGTAGTTTCGTCGCATTTATGTCGCTTTCTACCATTCTTTCTACCAGTGATTCAAAGGAAACGCTTATATTCCAGCCCAAAACACGCTTTGCCTTATCAGGACACCCCAATAGGTAATCAACCTCGGATGGACGATAAAACTTTGGATCTATACCCACATATTCACCCCAAGCGGGAATACCTACGCAATTGAAGGCCACATCCAAGAACTCTCTTACAGAATACGTTTCACCTGTCGCAACGACATAATCGTCGGGGATGTCGTGCTGTAACATTAGCCACATAGCATTTACATAATCCTCAGCATGACCCCAGTCCCGCTTAGCGTCTAGGTTACCCAGCTTCAGCTTGGGAAATCGAATATCTCCCCCTCCTATGCGTATATTGTCCTCGTCGGTTATCAAGCCACTTGGGGCCACGTCATGCCTTTCCATCCACTCCACAAATTCTCCAACCCATTTGGTAATTTTGCGCGTTACAAACTTTTCGCCCCTTCTCTCACTCTCATGATTGAACAATATGCCACTACAACCAAAAATGCCGTAGGCATCCCTGTAGTTGCGTACCAAGTGATGTGCCGCAAGTTTTGCAATAGCATATGGAGACTGGGGAGCAAGTGCCGTATCCTCGTCTTGATAATTAATCTCTAGTACGCTAGATTGCACGGCTAGAGGTTCCGAATTATATTGATCAATTTCCCTTGTGTCATAATTCTTACCAAACATTTCACTAGAACTGGCCTGATAAAACTTAATCTCGTCTTTTCTGCCAGAATATCGGATGGCTTCAAGAATATTAAGACATCCACCCGCCGTTACGTCCCACGTTAGGGAGGGTTGATTGAAAGAAGTGCCCACATGTGATTGCGCAGCCAGATTGTAGACCTCATCTGGTGACTCGGTATTCACAATGTTGCTCACACTAAAGGCGTCCGTAATATCGCCCTCAACAATTTTAATTTTGGGCAAAATATGATTGATTCTCGAAAGAGTATCCACACTCACCCGTCTCGTCACACCCACGACCTCATAGCCCTTCTCTAGAAGAAGCTCCGCGAGATAACTGCCGTCTTGTCCCGTGATCCCAAAAATAATTGCCTTCATAAAATTCCTACTCCTTAGTCGTTTCCGGTGTTAAAAAGGGCTGATCTACCTGCCCATCGTTATATTCCATATAGTCTGACAACCGTTCTTTCTCCTTTTCCATTGCGAGTCGCATTTTTTCCATTTCGATACCGATTTCGGTGCGATACGCAGGATCTGTTGCAATTTGTTTCACGAGCGATGCGAATGTTAATTTAGAATCTTCAATAGCTTTGACACGTTGCTCCCTAGTGCCCTTTAGATCTTTCAGCATCGTCGCCTTACGCGCTTGGAGGTCTTTGTAGTCTTTGGATAGGGTTTCCTGTGAGGCTCTCAGAATGGCCACCTGACGCTCCAGATTGATAATTAAGTCCATGTCTCGTTGATCCTTGTCGCGCGCCTTTTCATCCCGCGTCAATCTATCAGCCAACGCTATCTCCTCTTGACTGCTTCGCTGCGATTTAAGAATTCGATTCATGAGTATTTCGAGCTTGATCGTGTCGATGATCTGCATTTCTTCCGTGTGAAACACATCATCCTTGAATTGGCTCCACATTTTTTTGAAATGGAACTCAAACAATTCCAACTCCTCAGAAGAGAATTGCTTTGACAGTTCCCGATAGTATGGTTTTCCCTTTAATTCATTAGCAACAATCGCTTCTTTTTTTTGCGTGGCCGAGAAGCCTATATTTTTGCTTATCCAGTCCCTAACTGAGTCTGGGTCACGATCTAGTTTCTCTCCAATCTGTGGAGGAGAAAGAACCTCGGCGTTCGCCTCGATAAAAGCCATTTCCTTGGTGGAGAATCTACCCTTTTTCATCATCATACTCCCCGTTTATAATTTGTTCTATGACTCTAATGATATTGGCCTTGCGGCCTTTTGGCAGGAAAGCGTTAGTGCGGAGTTTTAGATAGTCGCGGCGCAGGTCGGGGGGCAGCTTTTCATCAATGGTGTCGAGGGTTTCTGCTATCTGGGCATCGTTGCTGATGTCGTCCTGTGTGCAGACGCTATAGAGGGCGGCAATGTCCATGGGTTCGAGGATGCTTTTTTTACAATCCTGTATCTTCTGGGCGTTACCATAATCAAATCTATAGTAGTTGTCGCGCTTAAAATTCTTTAGGCGGTTATTGATGTGGGCGTATAGGAAGTTTTCGAGGGGCTTTGTGGGGTCATATCTGTCGAGGGCCTCTACACCCATCATGAAGGCTTCCTGTTCTATGTCTTCAACCTCGTATGAGGCAAAAACATATTTAGGGGCCAGCTTGTGGGCGACTCTCGTGATAGTATCAACAACTTCCTGTTCATTTAGGCTCTTTGGAATTTTCATGTAGGGCGGCTTTTTCCTTTTCTGCGTTGGCTAGAATTTCTTCTAGGGTGGTTTCGTCCTCTGGGTCGGGAATGTCCTGTTCCAAGATATCTGCCACCTCTTTGCTCAGCTCCGCGCTACTTTTGATATGCAACTCCATTTCCACATTCTTTGCTTCTTTTTTAGACATAGTGCCTCCCGGTTATTTTACAGTGTCCACATGTTATCTGTCCTATTTGTATCATACGACACAGTTATATACACCCAAAGGAGCATATGGGGGGGCTATTTGGGTCTATCAGGGGGCAGTCTGATACTATTGGCTAAGACATATATAAATATTTTAAGTCAATT